TGCCCCTATCTCTAGAGCCCATCCGAGCCGCGCCATTTCACAACCTGCGCGCCGTGGTAATCTGCCCCCTTCGGCGGGCGATACTCTCCCCCGCCTGAGATAACCGGCGCGTCCATTTGATTCAGGTCCAGCGTATGGGGCAGGCAATAGCGAGCGCCATGCACTAGGGCGTCAATTCGGCCAGGGGACCACCGGCGCGAGCCGCGCGGGGGATCGGGGTCCCAAGAAACCATTTCATCTTCTAGCCCTTCTAGCCGCCCCACGTGGCAAAACTGGCCCAGCCTGTAAAGGTTTGCGACAGGAACAGCTCGGGCCGCCTTGCTCCCTACCGCGTGAATTAAAATAACTGGGACGCGCGGATCTACCGCGGCGAGGGTTAGCCGGACCATTTCCCCGCCCTGATTTTGCTCGGCGACGATACAGCCGGCCCCTAGGCGCCAGAATAGATCGATCGCCCGTCTGGCCCATTCCTCGGGACCGTAGCGGCCCGATTCGTCTGCGATAGCATATCCGATTCCACCGGCGGCCCCTACCGCCACGATCCCCGCTTCGTCGGCGGTTTCGGAATTTGAAATCGACGGGTCAACGCTAACGCATATGCGATCCATAGGCGGCGCCTGAGCCAAACGATTTCGATCAATATCGTCAAAGCTCCACAAGGCGCCAGGTGAATCGTCTAGAAATTCACCTAGCAGGAAGCGAGCGCGCCGCCTTGTGTCCATCGCGTCCAGCTCGGCGAGGTAATCGGGCGAAAGGCGGGGATTTGAAGCGGGGTTAATCTGCGCGGCATAATACCAGGCCGGATTTGCGATCGGGCCGCCGCTCGGGCTTTGCCCTTTCAACCATTCCTGCGCCGTCCAATGTTTCGAGCCTGAGGGATTCAAATCGTAAAATGCTCGGGCCGGCATAATTCCTGAGCCATCCGAATATCTGCAAACCTGCGCCAAACGGGAGCGAACCAAGGGAACAACGGACCAAGGGATTTGCGACGCCTCATTTAAATAAATCGTGACAAATTCAAGGCCTAGCAATTTCTCGACACGCTCGCCCGAATCCAGCCCCGAAAAATGAATTTCTGATCCGTTAGTAAATCGGGCGATCTGATCCGATTGATTCAGCGAAACGGCGACACCTGGGAAGCGGTCCCGCAATACATCCGAAAAGGTCCCGAGCATAACCGACTTTCGGATCGCATTGTGATTTAGACGGGCGACCAAATGCCGCGAACCGGCGGCCCGAAGCGCCCGCAATATCACGCTGAAAATCAGCATATATGTTTTGCCTGAGCGCGATCCCCCGTAAAGTAAAACGTGCCGCGGGTCCCGCTCCGCGATAGCTTCCCAGATCTCTACCTGGCGCGGCGACCATTCGAGCGAAGCGGCGGAAGCGGCGGAAGGCATAACGGAAGGCCTGCAAAGGGAGCAAGAAAGCGGGGCCAGCGGAGGCCCGTTCTAATCTACTGCCCCGCGCTGGCCCCCGTCAATTCCGCCCCATCCTGAGCCCGTAGCGTTTCCCTTGCGACACAAGGCGAACGGGGCTAGGCCTGCCCCTACCGCTAGCCGCCGCGCCTCCCCTTCCGCCGCCGCTAGCCTAAGCCCTCGGCGGGCGGTTCCTCACCCTCTCCCGCCCGCCGAGCGGCGCCCCCGTCCAGCCTGCAAAGGTGGCCCCCCGAAGATCGCCGCGCCGATCTTTCCGCTGGCCCTTCCTGAGCCCTCGCCCGTAACCTTGCGGATTGACTAGGGTTTGCAATCTATCAAATCGTCAACGCAAAGGTTGACAGGGGGAGCGGCGCGGCTACAATAGGGGAGCCAAGGCGAGGCAATCTAGCCCCCGCCCGAACCTCAGGATCTGCAAATGAATACAGCCCCCGCCACTACCGCCGACAACCTTCCCGCCACGCTGGCCCGCCTAGACGCCGCGGCCGTTTATTACCTCGCCGAGGTCAACCGGCTTGACGCGGAATGCGCCGCCGCCAAGGCCGCCGGCGAAACGGCCCGCCTTGACGATCTCCGCTACGATCGGACGCACGCCCTTAAGCATTTCAATTTCGCCTGCGATCGCGCCGCCACGCTTCGCGCTTCCCGCTAATCCCTGCCCCCTTCCCCCCTGTAAAGGATCCGACAAATGAACGCCGATCAAGCCCTTTCTCTGCAATCTCTACTTTTGAAGATCGCCGCGCCCCTCGGCGGCGAATGGACGCCCGCCCGCGCCACGGTTGGCGATATCGCGATCCAGGCTAACAGCCGGATCAACGGTCACACCGTTACCGCTACCCTTACCCTTTTCGAGGGCCGTTCCCTACACCTAGCCCGAGAGATTCGGATTGAATCCGCGGCCAAGGCGGGCGGCGTCGATTTCCGCGGCTGGGCCTGCGCCTTGCTCGCCGATCTTGAATTTGACACCATTGCCGCGGCCTTCGATCAAATTCGCGCTGAGGTAGCCGAGGCCCAGCGCGCCGCCGCCGCTGAGATCTCCACCATTCGAGCCGCCGAAGCCGCGGCCGCCCTTAACTAACCCGCTCCCCCTTCCTGAGGTCCCGCAAATGAATCTTAGCCCCTTCGCCCCCGCTCCGCTCGCCGAGCAAATTCTAGACCTGAAATGCACGATCGCCCGCGTTGACGCTGAGATCGCCACCTTTGCAGGCTGGGCCACGGTCGCCCGCGATTACCACGCCCGCGGCCTTTTGACCGCCGAAGGCCTCGCCTTTTCCCTTGCTACCTGGGCTAAGGGCTCGGCGACTTCCGAAATGGTCGCCGGCCGCCTTCGCGGCGAGCTGGACAACCTGCAAACCCTCGCCCTCGCTCGCGCCATTGTGGCGGCCCCTCGCTTTGAATGGTGTAGCGGAATGCGATACCTTACCGAAGGCCGCGCCTATCGGCTCAGCGATGAAGATTTTTTTGGCAAGATTGTTTTCCCGCCGGACCACATTCCCGATCTCGCCGACGCCCGAACCCTCGCCGCCCTCCGCTGGATTGCAAAGGTTAGCCGCGAAGCCTCGCCCGCGGAAATCCTCGCCGCTTTGCAGGTGGCGCCGTGACCCGCGCCGCCGCCCTTTTCGACGAAGATTTGAAGGGGGGCAAATGAATCCCCGCCCCTGCTATCCTACCGCCGCCGAAGCCCGAGCCGCCGCCCTTACATCGGGCCAGCTCGAAACCTGCGCCTGGGCCAGCGACAATTGGAAATTCCTTTTCGAACGCGCCGAATTCTCGCGCCGCTGGACGGACGGGACAACCTATGCTGGCGAGGTTGACGGCCGCCGCTGGGCCGTTCGTTTGCTACGCCGCTCCCCTGCAAACCTTGCCCCGCCTGAGCCTAGCGCCGAGCCTGCCCCCTATGCTATCCCGCCCCGCAATCTTCCCCCCTGCCCCTAAGGCCTGCAAATGAATTTGAAGCCCGCTCCCCTCGCCGAGATTGCCGCGCGCCTTGCCGCTTCCCCCGCCTTCGATTGGATCCCTGGTATGCTCGCGATCCTTCCTGAGGGCCACGCCGTCCAGCGGGTAACAGAAACGGGGGCCATCCCTCCCGCCGGCGCCTTCCCCGATCTTACCGACGGGGCTACCCGCGGCGCCATCCTTGACCTTGTGCGGGCCGCCTGGGCCGATCCTACGATCTGCCCATACCGCGTTAGCGATCAAACTTGGGAGGTGTATAGCGAAGCCAGCGAGGAAGCCGGCGACACCTGGCCCGTTACCTTTGACCATCCCGAGGAAGGCGGCGCCCTCGCCCTTGCCTTGCTCGGATCGCGCCAGCCTGCCCCGTAATGCGGCGCATTATTCGGCCCGATACGTTGACGCCCGCCGAGGTGGCCCGCTCGCAAATGCGCCTCGCCCTTCGCGAGCTTCGCGACGCGGAAGATTCCCGCGCCCGCAATCCCGAACGCTACCGCCTCGCCGGCCTGAGATACGATCAAGCCGCGGCGGCCTTCCTCGCCGCTTCGGGCCTGCCCCCCGCGGGGCCTTCCGATCTTGGCGCCTGAGCCCCTAACCCTCGCCGCCCTTGTCGCCGAGGCCCGAGCCGCGGAGCAAGCCGGCGACCTGCCCCGAAGCGAGCGCGCCGCCTTAGCCCTGCGCCTTGCCTTCGGGGTTTCGATCGCTTGGCCATCCCGCGCCAGGTGGGCACTCTACCGCGGGACCTAGCAGGGGAATCAGCCGCCCCGCGCCCGAAGATCCGACAATTCAGGCGCGAGGAGGCTAACGGCCTTACGGCCCCCGTGGCCCAGCCG